CCACCGTTAGGTTCAAATACACGGTGTTTGTTTTGGAAGTCTGCTACTCTTTGTGCGTCTTCTTCAAAGAAAAATTCAGCAACAGTTTTCTTGTGTGGTTGTTCTATTACTGTCCATAGTATCTTACGACCACGTTTTTTCATCTTAACTGTATATGTAAGTTTATCGTATTCTATATCTGGTTTTGGTCTACTATCACCTTTATGAAATCTTACTTTTTGTTTTTTAGGCATTATATTTTAAAATCAGAAAACTTATCGTAAGGGTCTTCTTTTATTTCTGGTTCCTTTCCTTTATCTACAATGTTTTGTGCTGTATTTTCTACATCATACAGTTTCATTTTTGCCCTATCTACACCTACAATAAATGATCTGTTCATAGCAGGATCATTATATCTGTTCTTTAATTGTTTGACTTTCATTTGACCTAGTTGTTCTAATTCTTCATTTGACATTAGAGCAAACATAAAGTCAGCAGTTGCAGGCAGACCAAAACTTTCGGAAGTATCTTCTAAACCAATATCAGTTGATACAAAACCAGTTCTTGTTGTTTGTGTTGCACTAAAGATTGGCACATTAAACTCAACAGCAAGACCTCTTAATTCTTCGGCGATTGCCTTAATATAAAAATAAGATGATATGTTACCACCTTTAAATCTAGCACTAGCACAGATATTTAAATAGTCAATAAACAATACATCTGGTCTAAATGATTTCTTTAATGCAAGTTCATTTAATAAACTTCTAAAGTGACCACTATGAGCAGACGCCGTTGGATATTCTTTAATAATTAATTGACCGTTTGTTTTGTTTTTTACTTTTAATATTTTAGAATCATACAAGTCTTTTGGTAATGCGTGTAAATCATCTATCGTTGTATCTAATAAGTTTGCGTCAATTCTTTCTGCAATTCGTTCCTCTGCCATTTCTAAAGTGATATACAATACATTTAAACCTTGTGATAGATAAGCACTAGCACAATGACACATAAACAAAGATTTACCAACACCTGTACCTGCAAGAGCAATGTTTAAAGTTTTACTTGGCACACCACCTTTTGTAATCTTATTAAAGTAAGATAAATCAAATTGATACTTTTTCTCTTTAGTATGATACCATTTAAATCTATCTTCAGCGTCACCTATGTAATCGTGTCCGATATGATTATCAAAACTAACTGCTAATGCGTCTGCAAGAATACTAGGTATTGCCTCTTGTGTTCTCTTTTGATCTTTACCATCTAAAATTTTAATACCTTCTAATACTGCATTGTGAACAGCACGATCTTTACAAAACTTTTCAGTTGTATCTAACAACCATTGTTGTTCAACTTCTTCAGGAATTAATGTAGATAATAATTCTTTTACTGATTTGACTTCTTCATCATTTATATCTTTACGATAACCTAATTCAATAAGTAAAGTTTCTTTTGTAGGTAAATTTTTATACTTCTCAACAAAGGTATTAATCTCTTGGAATAAAATCTTTTCTTCTCTTTTTGTAAAATAAATTTCATTTACAAAAGGTAATGCTTTACGAGTAAACTCCTCATTGAAAATAAGGTTTCTTAGTATCGTAATTTCTATTCGTTCATTATTACTATTCAAGGATAGCGGTGCCATTATTAAGTTGTCTTTCTAATTGTTCTATTAATATATCTCCAATATAATCTATAAACTCTTGTTTGTCAATGTCCGTTTCGTGTGGATTGAAAATAATATCATAGTCAAACCTCATAGGTAAAGTACCATCAGGTTTTTCTTCTTTTGCAAAACCTACTTTACCGTACTTATAAATTATACCTTTGTACTTGCCTTCTAATAACTTTATACAAGTAAAGTCATCACCATCTCTTTGTACGTAAACGTATTTTTTATTCTTCGTCTGATCCGTAGCTGAATTTTCTTTTTGCGTATTCATCTATCTTGTCTAATACCTCTTTTGTAAAATACTTTTCAGGTTCATCATTGATGTTTTTACCAAACACTTTAGAACCATCTGGCATTTCGTATCTTGTAGAAACTTTTTTAAATATACCTGCTTCTTCTCCAAGTTCTAATAGACCGTAATACTTATCAAGTCCTTTTTTATAAGTTAGTTTGACATCAATTTGTGCATTTTCTTTTGTTAAACGTGATTTGTAATTTTTACAATGTATGATATTACCGACAACTTCGGTACCGTCTTTTTCTTTTCTCTTACCAAGATAGATGATTGATGAAGCGGCATATTTTAAACCACTACCACCACCCATTTCTTTTTGTGGGAACATTGAACCGATAACGTCATACGTGTGATTGGTCATTATCATTGGTATATTTGCTTTACCAAGTTTCAATGTTAATACTCTAAATGTTGATTTGACTATTTGTGATCTAGTCATATCTCTTGTTTCTTTACCAGCAGCAGTATCTTCCATTTCTTTTGTAGTAGATAACATTCCTAAACTATCTAATACAAACATTAATGGTTTTCTTTTATCTTCTGGTTGTTCTAAATATTTGTCTATAATCTTAATTGATTGTGCTCTAAATTCTTGTACTGTGGCAACTGGTACAATTACCATTCTAGTAGAATCAACTCCTCTAGTTTCAATCATCTCTTTTGAAATGGCACTTTCTGATTCAAAATAAATTACACCTGCGTCTTTGTCTGTGTCTAAAAAATGTTTACAAATACCTAATGCAAAGAAAGTTTTACCTGTTGCGGCTTCACCAGCGATTGCTGTAATCTTATTGCCTGGCATACCACCATAGATACTACCTGATAGTAAAGCGTTAAATGAGTATGAACCTGTGTCTATAAAACTTGTTACATCTGCACTATCAACTCCTTCACTTACTAAACCAGCATATTCATTGCCGGTTTCTTTAATTATGTCTTTTAGAAAATTGCTCATATTCTTCATACTCCTTTTGTGTATAACTTATCGTGTACCATTTAATACCTAGACTATAACATATTTCTTTGATTTTGTCAAGGTCTTTTGCTGGAAAACTGTGATTTAAATATTGTTTATTTTTGTATATCGTTATCATCATCAAACGCTTTTTCCCAACCTTCTTTTGCTTTTAATATTATAGGTCTACCCTTAGGTTTTGTGAGTTGCTTAGGTATGTTAGGATCTGGTTCCCATTCAAATCTCATAGAAACATCTTCTGGAATCCAACTTTTTGGTGGATCTTCATAATCATCACTTCCAACTCTATCCCATAATATATTTTTAATTTCATTTTGATCCATTAAACCAAACTCATTATGTACTCTATTTTTAAATTGTTCAGCTATATTAAAAATAATTTCTTTATTATATGCAATTTTTCTTTGATAGTCCCAATACTCTTTTAAATCTGTATATTGTTCTTTTGTGATCGGCATTACCATACTATTTATCTTATTATATCTATAACGTTCATTGTTTGGGAATTCCAAACTTCTAATTCTTTTCGTACTTTATTTTCTAGTTTTAAATTATTATATCTACTTGTTGCTTTTTTCTTCCACCAATCAATAATGTTTTCTAAATTATGTTTATCAAAATTTTGTCCTTTAATTAAAGTATCTGTTTTGCCTAACAAAACATCTTTTGCATTTTCATATCCATAATCAGACATATAAAATCTTTTTTGTGTTGTAATACCTTCAGCACTAGATATTGCTTTTACAAATTTATCGTATTCATCTTTATGAGTATCTTTTAATGATGATTTAATTAAACTAATAATTTTTTGCATTATTTTTAGTTTACGACTTGAAGCACCCTTGTGTATTATTTCATCATTAATTTCTTTTTCAATAATTTTTTTAATAGTGGTATATTGTGTATCACCCAATGATGGTACAAATTTAGACAATGTATCACCCTTATAACGTAAAAATGGTTTTAATCCATCATACATTGATGTACCTTTTATATTGCCATATAAACTTGTAGTTTCAAATAAACAAAATTCTGTATTGTATTTTTTATTTAACATTTCTCTAACTTTATGAGAACAACAAATTAATGCTAGTAACTTACCACCCAAATAATTAAAACCAAAAGGTTGTACAGGAACAATAATAAATCCCATAATAGCACGTTTATTGAAGATAGATAATTCTGGTGTTCCGTTTAAATACTCATTACGAGGTTTAGAGTTAATCATAGGTGACGCTAATTTTATGAAACCTATAACAGTATTGGTATTTTTTTCTTTTACAAGTAATTTTAGTTCTTTACCTGGTGCTTGTTCTGGTGTGAAACTTGCAACTTTTTCTAACATAGTGTCAAAGACTTCATTTTTATTTTCAGCAACATCTATATCCATTTCTTCAGGTGACATATCATAATTTTGAAACATATCATCTTCAATAGAAAAACCTGGAATAGGTGTTGGAATATCTTTTACTCTTTCAATCTTTTTAATTCTAAAGTAATCATCTATACGTTTAAAATCACTAAAAAAATCTATTATTATTTTACTACAATTTAATGCTGTTTCACTTGTAATCTTCATTATTCCACATCCATAACATAATTAATACTAGTACATAACATAATATAACATATAATATTGCTAATGTCAAGTTCATACAAATTTATCTATCTCATTACCCCAACTATCCCATTTATCACGTTTTGTGCGAGCAAATAGTTCAATATATGGACCTTCAAGTAATTGTTCTATACGGCCATATATCTCATCTGGTTTTCTGGAGTGTTCTCTACGATTTGATACAACTAACTGATCTACATTACTGGACATTCTTCGAGGTTTACCTTTAGTCGCAAGTAGAGCCATTTCAGGATTGGCACGTGTCCAATAACCTAAACCTTTAAAGTAATCGTTATTGTTTTTGTTTTGTTTAACCCAAGTAAAAGCAACTGTCTTATAAGTGAAACCCCACGCCTCTATAACTTTAAATGCTTGTTGTAGAAACGGATCGGTCACCCACATTATAAGGGTGGAATTGCCCTCAGCAAGGTTGCTAACAGGTAGAGAAATAATGTCAGAAAGGCCAGCGCACTTATAATGCTTAGTGGCGTTCCTTCCCTCTCCCTTTTCTGAATATGATTTAAAATACCACGGAGGGTCAGCATAAATTACCTTATATTGTTTGTTTATATTACTTATATCCATAACTCATCATTACAAATTTAATTAGTATGTAAAAAGCGAATAGGTGCCATACTCTAATCACAGGATTAAATGCTAGTATTTGACCGAATCTAAATGCCCAAAAAATAGTTAAATAAAATATTGCTATTTCTATCATCCAAAAAATGCCTCTAAACTTGCTTTCGGTTCATGTGACCAACCAATAGGTTGTAAGATGAAAGTCATAGGATCAATAAATGTCTTTTGAAACTGCACCTCATAATCTATATATTTTTCTAACTTAAATTCTTTAGGTAACTTTGTAACATAACTTATCACATCAAACTTAAATGGATTTGCTTCTAATAGTTTAATAAATTTAATTTTATCACCTTCTTGTATTAATGGATACTTGTTTTGTAAATTGAATTGTTTTATTTGATGATTATATATCAACGCACCTTTTACGTGAATAGGAGTTGATTTGATAAATATGTCGGAACTACTATAATATTTTTTCATATTGTTACAACTTCTAGGAAAAGATATTTCTTCAGCAGACAGATTAAAAAATTCTGTTCTAAAGTCAGCAATAAACTTATGTAAATCTGATTCTTCTTTTGACATAACAAGTTTGATTGCTTGTTTAATTCTAGTTCTACATATCTCTGGTGTTGATGACTTAACTGCCTCAATACCCATAATCTTTAATTTAGGTTCGTCAAATGTAATACCTTCTTCGTCTAATACATTTAACATATATCTTTTTTTAGCAGTCCATATACCTTTGTCGGCAATAACTTCTCGTTTCATTACCATACAATTTTTAAATGCGTTTGTGTATTCTGCAAGTTGATTAAAACATTTTTCTAGGAATGGTTCTATTCTACCTTCAACAACTTTATTAATAAATCTTAATTTCTGTTCAGTAGTTTTGTCTTTACACACTTGTTCTACTAACTTATCTAAACAAAGATAAATGGAATCTGTATCGGATGCCACAACATAATCTATCTTATCGTGTGTCTTTAATATATTATTCATATATTCGTTTACATTCTTTTCAATAAAACGAATTACAAACTGACCTGCAAGTGTGATTGCCATTGCCTGTCTTACATCATAATATCTAAAATATTGATTACCGATTGCACCGTAAGCACTATTTAATGCAATCTTCTTTGCCCATTGAATATTGTGACAACGAGCAATCTCATTTAATAGACTAGGGTCTTTTGTTTCATTATAAGTTTTTTTCGCCTCTAACATTTTTTTCTTATACGTTACACGATCATTATACATTTTACCTAATAGTTTAGGTAAAAAACCTTCACTATCAGTTTTGAATAATGCACCGTTTGGTGTTATAGTTGCACCTTCCGTTTTAAGATATGTTAGAGGCGTTGCCTGATTTAACATCTTGTTCACCGTAATACCATTTGGTTTCATACCTATAATCTTTTCGGGAGAAATATTATATTGCATAATCAAATGTGGGTATAGTGAATTGATGTCAAACGAAACAATCCATTTGTGCATACCTACTAGAGGATCTTTTACATACGCACCAGGATACTTCTCATCTTTTAAGTTATCTTCTTTTGGTGGTATGACTATGTTATCTTTACGTAAGAAGTTATAGATTAATGTATCCCAAAATCTAACTTGTGAAAATACATCTTGGTAATTAACTTTTGCCTCATACGCCATTGTTAAGATAAGTTCAATCAGTTTTAATTTATCTTCTAACTGATCAACAATCTCAACATCTTTAATATTGTAATCAATAAATGATTGATAATCTTTTGTATACCATTCTCTAAATGTATCGTAAGGGTTTTCGTCTTTAGGTAATCCTAGTTCTACTTTACCAATATGATCTAACTTATAACTTTCTTGTCTAACAGGAATAAACTTTTTATATAGATCAAGGTAATCTAACATTGCAATACCATATAAATCATAATGCAATTGAGATTGTCCTCTTACAACAATCTCTTCCGTACCTACTAAATTCCAAGGCGATAATCTTCTTACAACTTTTTCATCTGTTAGATATTTAATTCTATTACACAAATAAGGCAAGTCAAAAAACTTTGTATTCCAACCTGTGATTACATCTGGATAGTTCTTCATCCAAAACTTCATAAACTCCATAATCAATGCTTTTTCTGACTTACATCTTATATAAGTTACATCTGTTCTATCTGTTTTAAACTCGCCTGTACCCCACGTAATAATTTGTTTGTTAGATTGATTTTTAACTGTGATTGCTAATAGTTCTTCAATAGGATTTTGTACATCTGGAAAACCATTTTCTGCACCACACTCTATATCAAGTGTAAATATTTTAATGTGTTTTTTAGAAAATTGTATTTCTTTTGGAAACTCGTCTGCAATATATTGATACTGATAACGATCCATACCAAAGATAGGTGCATTTTCAGTATTATAACTTCTTTTAAAATCTCTTGCCTTTTTAATACTACCAAACTTAATTGGTTTTAAACATTGACCAGTAAGTGTTTTAAATTCTGTATCTTCTTGTGAGATTGCATAAAGAGTAGGACTATAATCAATCTTCTCTTTATATTCTTTACCCTCGTGTACACCTCTTACAAGAAGTTTACCGTGATGTTCAATTACACTTTTATAAAAGTTCGTCATCTCTTAAATGAAAGGTTATATTGTCAAGTTCTTTAGTTAACATTATCTGACAACCCAATCTACTAATACCTTTCTTATATCCATTTTCATATTCTAATAATTCTTGTTCAGGTGTATTATAATCTATTTCACCTAATTTGTCAATCCAGGCATTGTTTACATACACGTGACAAGTTGCACACGCACAACAACCCATACAAGTTGCTGGTATCTCCTCAAGGTTTGCCTCTTTGGCAGCCTCCATTACAGTCCAACCTTCAGGTACTTTAACTTGGACTTTGTCGTTATTTGTCCGTATAAAGTTTACTGTTATCACTTTTTCAAAGTAGGTATAGATGTTTCTGTAATTAAATCTGCTTTTGGTGTTATTATTCTACTTGTGTTTTGCTGATACGAAGCAAGTATTTCTCTTTTTGGATCTACTGTAGAAACTATATTTGCTGTTTTGATTTCAATTTCTTCACTATCGGCATATGGACTATACAAAGTCATCATCAATTGTACAGGTTTACCTGGTCCTTGTTGATGTGGTATAATTACAAATGGTTGTTTTAGTTTAGTTGTTTCTACTGACTTATCTATAATCTTTGCGATTATATCCTCTCCTGTTGAGAGTCTCATTATTTTCACGTCTGACATAATATTTCTCCTTATTATATTAATATATCACACATTGACTTAAATGTCAATGTTATTTCTTCTCAAAACCGACTTTATCTTCTTTGCCTTTTTTTTCTATTGGTCTTAATCGTTTACTTAACACAAACGTTCTATTAGGATTAACAGCAACATTCATCTGTCGCATTAACTCTCTATTAACCAATATGTCTGAACCTGATCTCGGTCTTTGATCTAAACCAAACTCAATATCTTTATATGTAAATCCATTAAAAGTTAAATTCATTAAAACTGTAGGTCTTATTTCTGATGGTTCTTCACCATCAGCATTTGCTCTATAAACTTTACTTGTACCGTGTCTTGGTTTAGAATAAATTTTTCCATCATATTTCCATTTAACTACTTTGCCATCTTCTAAGATTTCATCAGCGTGTAAAGCACAAGCCTGTGATCCATTTCCTGTATCAAATTTTGCTCTTACATATCCTATATCATTTAAATCAACTGTTTCTAACCAACCACATTCATTAATTGCTTGTCTGTCCCAGTGACTTCTTTTTGAAACCCAATCCACAAAGTTGGACATTAAAGTTTCACCGTTAATTCTACCTGTTGGTTCTGGATCAGAATAATAGTCTTTGTACTGATAACCTTCATAATCAGCACCTGAACCTGGACTTCCGTTAACTTCTAATACATAAGGTTTATTATTGAATACTATATGATCTACTCCAACCATATATGCTTTTGAAGCTCTACTTGCTCTTAATACAAGTTCTCTTTCTTCATCACTTAATTTATATGGTGCTGCCTCAGCACCTCTATGTGTATTTGATCTAAAGTCATAACCACTATGAGTTCTTTTTGTACTTGCAAATATTTTATTATCTACGACAAAAGTTCTTACGTCAAATTTTGTTGGCATATATTCTTGGATTAATAATTCAGCGTCGTGCTTCCATAATGCCTGTATTGTAGATACTAATGATTCATAACTTTCAGATTTAATTACACCAATACCTTGTGTACCTGTAAGTGTTTTAATAATAACAGGAAACTTATTACCTATTAATTTTACTGCGTCATCTATATTTTTTTCGTTAGTAATAAAGGCAGTTCTTGGTGTAGGTATATTAAACTTCTCAAATAATAATGCTGATGTTAATTTGTTTGAACAAGTCAACATTGCTGATCTTGTGTTGACCATAAATGATGATGAGTTTTGAAATGCTGATATTAAAGAAAGACCTGCCTCATCTTCAGCAGCACCTGCTCTTGTAATACAAACTGTATCTTTACCTATAAAAGTATGTTCACTATCTTTACCATCATAATTATAAACTGTTAATGTATTTTTTTCTTCGTCTTTACCTGTAATGATAGCATATTTTGTATTAATAATAATACAATCAAAACCTTTTTTCTTACACGCCTTTTCTATTAAAGTAACTGTAAGTTCTTTTTTATTGGGTTGACCTGCTTTTTGTGCTCTTATTTTAGGACTAGATTTTGTAATGATAGCGACCGTAATAGATTTATCTTTACGTTCTATATCTTGTTCTACAAAAAATTCTTTAAACTTCGGTATTTGCATTTTCGCTATCTTCGTTTACTACTTTTTTTCCTATGTTATATTTAGCAGATAAGTTCCATTCTTTTTTTTCTTTAAATGGTAAAACTTTAATCTGACTTAAAGGCGCTTTGTTTTCTGCGTCTTCTTTTTTAACTATATCAATTAGGTTCCAGTCTTGTAATAAAATAGCGATTGTGTTTCTTCTTTGTATATCATTTTCTATTAAAGTTGCCTTCTTGCCGTCTAAAGCAAAAAGTTCTTTAAAATGTACGATATAGTATTTACCTTGTTTATGTAATATGTGACACGATTGAAATAGTGTTTTGTCTTTACGACTTGCAACACCTATTCGTGTCAAAGTTTCTCTAACCTTTAGGAAATCGTCTGGTTGTTTAATTGTGACTTCTAACATACTTGCAGGCGACCATTGTATTTCTTCACTCATTTTTTTCTCCCACCTTTATTTAAGGTTTCTTTTATATCTTCAATTTGTTTTTCTGTTAGTATGTTGAGAGCCTCTCTAGCTTTTTCATTACCATATCCAAAATACTCTTTCACATACTCTAAATCTTTCAACTTGGACTGCTTTAACCATCTGCCGCCAAATCGTTTTTTCTTTCTTACACTATTTATTAAAAATTGAAACTGTACTTTATTGTCTAAAAAGTGATAACCATTCATCTCGTTTGCTTGAGGTAATGTATCCCAAAACATAGATAAACAACGGTTAACGATATACGCAGGATATTTCTTTGCCCACGCTTCATCATTGGTGTTCATCAAGTCTTGTTTAGACTCATTGATTGATTTTAAATATTCTTTTAATTCGTATGTCATTGATCTAATTTTCCTAAAGACTTGCCTTTTATATAGTCTTTATATGCTTTGCTGTATAAAACTTTAGTTCCAAAAGAACCTATCATACTTTTACTAACAGTTCTATTATAATTTATAACAAAATGTTTAGGATATTTTAAATTTAATTTCTTTGATGTTTCATCTTGCATTTGTACTGTTCTAAAAGTAGAACACCCACCAGCTGAATTAAATTTTTGCATATAACAAAATTCTTCCATTATTGCATTTGAATAACCATTTGATAATAAATGTAAGTTAAAATTTACGTCTTCTTGTATAGGTACATAATTAAAATCTATATCATCTATTACTTTAGATAATTGTTTTCCGTCTATTGAAAAAATTGCAAAAATACCTCCATTATAAAATATTGGTTGTGATCTAGGCATAATACCACCTGCTTTAAATCCACATAATATTCTGTTTTCATTATGACACATATCCAATCTGGTAAATAATTCTTCCCAATCTGAATCAATCATAGGTCTTTTAGCAACTTGCATATTTGATTCTTTACCAAAATACTTTGCGTTTCTTCTCATTAAAGTAATATCATCATCAACTACAAGGTATCTTTGATTGCCTGCTGTACGATAAATGATCTCTTTAGTTTTAGCAATACCTATATTATCATCTACAACTAATAAATTTTTACCTTCAAACAAATGTTTTTCTTGTTTTTGTACAACAAAGATTACTTTTTCTTTTAAGAAATTAGGTAGACTTTCAAAAAATATTTGTTTATCGTGTCTTTTAAATGTAGGTATGTATATATTATCTAATGTCATCATTGTGTTTGTTATGTCTGCCCATATACCATTCACCAGGTTCGTAATCCCAACGTTTACCGTGATGACCTCGTATATCAGCATACCACATACGCAATCTGACAATCATTTTTCTAAAAAATGTTCTTTTAGCCATTCTATCCTCTTACTTAAATTTGCAAGTCGCCATTATTTCTGTTAGACAAGCGACCATATTTATCTCTTGGTCAGCAACAAATGCCGATTTATATTGATAGCCTGCTAATAAAAGTATTGCTTGTGGTATTGATGTTGGTTGTAGATACTCTTTTAATGATTCGTAGATAGACTTGAACAAGTCTGCTGGTTGTACACTTGAATTGTTTACAACCCATTTTCGCATATTATCAAACTCTTTACCCTTTAATGACTTGTAAAGTGCTTTTAAATCTGATTCTTTTTGATTGTAAAAGATACCACTATCTATCTTACCATTTACTGAATATCTTTGTAGTTCATTAATGGTCTTTCTGAAGTCTGATTTATATTTTTCAATCAACTGTTCTAAAACTTGTTTATCAAATTGTACTTTTTCAGATTTTAATATCTTATCTAATCTTAATGCAAAAGCAGAATACATTTCTTTTTTATGTCCATTTAACTTAAACTCAATATGCGTTAATCTACTTCGTAATGGTTCTATAAACTTGTAAGGATAATTACAAGTCATTATAAATCTACAATTTTTGTGGAAAGTTTCTATAAAGTTACGTAAAGCTGGTTGTACAGATTCAGCATTCATATAGTCCGCTTCATCTATGATAATAACTTTATGATTTGCTTCTTCAGTAAGAGATACTGTACTCGCAAAGTTTTTGATTTTGTTTCTTAACGTATCAATGTGTCTACCTTCATCTGATCCATTGATAATGATATAATCAACACTTAATTGTTCACACAAGGCACGTGCAACAGTAGTTTTACCTGTACCAGGACCTCCTGATAATAACATATTAGGAATTTCTTTTTTCTTTAAAAATTCTAAAAATGTCTTTTTTGTATCTTCAGGTAAGATACATTCTTCAATTGTTTTAGGACGGTATTGTTCCACCCATAAAAAGTCTGCCATAATATAATATACTCCTCATTTTATTCAATCCAATTATATGTTGGATATTTTGTCATACTATCATAAATGTTAGGGTTTGTCAATAGTGCTCTACGATAAGGTGTCCATTTTATGCCTACACCCCAACCCAAACTAGTTATAATTTCTTTTTTGGTCATTTCTTTTTCTTTTTTAATCCAATTAATAATTTTTTTTAGTGCTTCACTTTCACCTACTTCTTTTGTACTTTTAACTAATGTATCAATGTAATCACTCATTGATTGTACTTCATTTTTAAATATTAAATTATTTTTAATGTGCATTAAACTATTCAAAGCATATTCATTTCTTGCTTTTGTGTCATCTAAAAAATAATTTAATTGTTCTAATAATTCATTATCATTGTCTATAAAATATCCACCATCAAATAATTCTTTATAATAACTTTCGTTATACATTATGTAAGGAACACCATTCATCATACCGTCTGTGGTTGCTACAGACCAACCACCATAAGTTTGTTTAGGAGAATAACCTATACAACATTTTTTTAAAAAGTTATAATAAAATTCTTTGTTACCTTTATCAACAATGATATAATCTCTATCAGGTTTACTAGCAAGAGGAACCCAAACTTTAAAATCTTTTCTTTGTTCATAAAGTTTATCAGTTACTTTTAAAAATTCTTTATAGTGTTTGTACGTATCTGGTCTATGATTAAATACAATTATTTTTTCTGGATTTAAATTTATGTTATCAATAATGTCTTTTTTATCTACACCTAAGTGTTGAACTTTTAAAATTTTTTCTAATTTATCAATAGTTTTATCATTAAGTATTTCTTTTGCTTCTTCTAAAACTAATGATTTTTGATGTTCAGTATTCAAATAACAACGATTCATTTCTAAAATACCTACAAGATTATTTCTAAATGCGTTTGCTGACCAAGTTACAACATTTTTTAAATCAAACCAATGACAATATCCAAAAAACAATGGTATGTGCTGTGTTGTATTATACAATACATTTTTTAAATTAACTGTATGTTCAGGTAAATGCGACATTACCAAATCAAAGTCCAAGTCGTTTGATACCATTTTCTTAATTAATTCAGTATCAAAGTGTACTCTCATTGTAGGTGGGTATGTAGGTATATCTACATAAAATTGTGTAACATTATCAAATGCTAATGAAGGTACTTCTTTAGGCAAGATTAAATAAAACCACAAATCATCCCTAATAGAATTTAATAGAGATATTTGCTTTTTAATAACTTGTATATAACTATCTTTTTCTAAATCTTTTCCAAATGTGATGTTTGGATAAACTAAAATTCTAATAGTTTTTTTGAAAGATACTTTTTCATCAGGATACAAACTCATTTAGTTTCCATAGTAAATTCTTGTACAATTTCACAATCAACATCATATCCACCTTTATTCATTGTCCAACAATCTTCTTCACGGTCATAATCGTGTTCATCAACAAATGTTTGAACTTTGTCTGCTAGTTCTTTATCTTCATCACTAGCATTTTGATAGTTACTCCAATCAAAGTAAAGACCTTTTTCAAAGGTAGGTAGATCACCAAACTCCTCTATAATATCAGAAACAGCAATTTGCCTATTCAAATAATGTGTAGTTTGATGATACTCTCTGGTTTCAACTTTTAAGAAGTCGTCTGTTTTGTATTCAGTACCGTCTTCCAGTTTGTATACCTCAGACATACTAAAACTCCGAATCAGGTTCTAATGCGATCCAATATTGTACTGGTTTATTTCTGTTTACAAAATGAGAAATCTTTTGTTGAGATATTTCTACATTATAATCGTCACCAATAATTTTTAAGTTTTCTGCTTTAAAATAAGCACTAAACTTCTTATCAGTTTCGCCGATATTAATAGAATAATCATTTGAAGATTTATTTTTCTTATCAGTAGCAGTTAACTTAATAGATTTACCATCACCTGTAACAGCAACATCTGGTAAATTTAGAGTGGTAATTGCTTTTTGTACTTTAGCAAAATGATCTTTCTTTAAAGTAAAAGTTACATACTGATCTGGCATATTGATTGCTTTTGTTGGTGCAACAATAACTGACTTATCAGCAAAGAAATATTTAATTGCTTGTTTAGAATTGTCATCTGCAATTGTAACATTTGATCCACCATTAAATTTTAAAGCA